GCCGCATAACTCTCGCCAGATTGGCTAAGTTTGGCTACTCTACCAAGGTTGAGACAGAGAGCAAGGCGGAGCTGACAGTCAAATGGGAGGGCGTGGACACCTCGGACATAGAGGCGTGGGGTAGGTAGCCCCACAGCCTCATGCCTAAAACGTGCCTGACTGCCTGGTCAAATCGGTATTAGTCCGGATTGTTGCACCCACATTTGCACCCAGTCCAGCCGATCCGGGGCCGTGATGCCAAGCCGATGGGCATATACGGAGGGGGAGCGTTTCATTTTTTTGCGCGGCAAAATCCAAAATGGCAACCAAAAACCGGGAGCACTCCCCCCGATGTCGGGTACCCCACCACACACCACACACACATATATATCGGAGAGGGGGGAGATATATCCACTCCTTCCTGTCTGTCAAAAATCTGGTAAAACCCAGTTAAATAATAATATACAAAGCTAAAAGGTAAAGCCTGTGATTAATTGTCATAGGCTTTTCACATTGGAGGGAACATGGCAGATAAAGATACCATGACGACGATTTACGAGGGGTTAAGCACGACACCTTCACCGGGCGACAGTTCAGGCGACCTTATTACGGCGATACAGAGTTTGTATGACGAATACAAGACAGCGTACCGTGACGAATGGGACAGGCTGACAGCGAACGAGAAGATATATCACGGCGACCATTGGAGCGACACGGGAGCCGACGGCAACGAGCCACAGCCCGTCATGCCGATTATATTCTCGACAGTAGAGAATATACAGTCTGACCTAATGGACGAATACCCCGAAGCGGTAGTAACGCCTGAAAGCTCAAACGATGAGATTATAGGCAAGATACTTACGCGGGTAGTAGCGCAGAACCACGAAGCCTGTGATTATGTTTACGAGTACAACGACCTGATACATGACCTTCTTGTCGGTGGATACATGATTCAGGAAGTAGGCTGGGATCCTAACATGAATTACGGTTTCGGCGGCGCATACATACGGTACGTTTCCAACAAGAACATCATGTTTGACCCGTTGTGCGCCAACATACAGGACGGCAGGGCAGTGTTCAAAGTAGAGCGGCTGCCCACATCATGGTTCCATCAGCATTACCCCGGTTATGCCGATTATTTCAGCGGCGGCAGTGATTTAGTCCCCGATGACCATTTCACCTTCGGCACAGAGATAGAGAGCAAAGAAACGAACTACATGATACTGCTTGAAGCGTGGGTTCGTACATACGATGCGGAAAACCATAAATACGCCGTCCATATGCTGAAGATAGCGGGCGGACAACTGCTTGAAAACAGTTATACGGAAAAGCCCGAGGGATATTTCATGCACGGCATGTATCCCTTTGTGTGTACGCCTCTGTATAAAATCAAGGGTTCGCCCTTCGGCTACGGCATTGTAGACATGTTCAAGAACCCGCAGCAGTATTCAGACAAAATAAACCAGATACTTTTAAAGAATGCCCTGACGGCGGGAACCAACAGGATACTTGTTCAAAAAGGTTCCGCAGACCTTGACGAGATACGCGACTTCTCAAAACAGATAATCGAAGTTTCAAACATCAGCGGTATAACGTGGTTTCAGGACAGGCCATTACCCGCATTCCTGATGAACTACATGATAAACATGCAGAACGGCATAAAGGAAGAAGCCGGAAGCAACGATTTTTCGCGAGGGAACACGACAGGCGGCGTTACTGCCGCGTCGGCTATTACCGCACTTATGGACGCGTCATCAAAGCGTTCACGGAAAGAAGCGCAGATAATCCACAACGGGTTTGCGCAGGCTGTGCGGATGGAGCTTGAGGTAGAGCGTGAATTTGAAACGGAAGTGCGGACTGTCGAGATAACCGTCATGGGCGAAAAACAGAGCATTTCCGTTCAGGAAGGATTCTTCAAGGACATACAGAACGGCTATGACAAGTTGCCCGTTGAGTTCCGTGTGAGCATCAAACCGGCAAGAGAGAGCCGTTTCACCAAACTCAGCAACAACGAACTGATACTCCAGATAATGACCATGTATCAGGGCAGGACGATAAACCCCGCTATCCTCATGGAAGCCATGGACTTCGAGGGTAAGGATATTGTTCTTGAAAAGCTCAAAGCCTCACAGCAGCAGAGCATAGAAGCCTTGCAGGGGCAGCTTGCCGAAGCGCAGGGGCAGAATCAGATGCTTGCAGAGGAAAACGCCTCCATGAGCAACGCCGTCAATGAGATGCAAATGTCCATGGGCGGAGGGCAACCCCAGGCACCGCTTAATATGCAAGACGTAAGGGCAGATACCTTTTAACACGCAAATAAAAATTCGGGGCTGTATGGATGTGTCAGGGTAGTACAGCGTAGCCGCCTGGCGGGAAGCGGTATTTTGAGTTGGATATTCCGGCTCTTTTTTTGTTTCAAATTGGTGTCGCCGACCATAAAGGGCGCGTGCCGAAGCAAAAGGCACCAGGGAGAAAACCATGTACGAAGAAATCACGGGCGTAAATGAAGCCGCCGTCGAGGAAACGCCTATTCAGGCCGCCGCTGAACAGGACGACGATGTAGTTACCGTTGCCGATCTCATGGGTGATGAGCCGGAAGATCAGGCAGAGGCTCAGGAGGAACAGGGCGAACAGCAGCAGGAGGAGGACGCTCCCGAAGCTCAAAATGGTGCCGCCGACCAGCCTGAGCCAGAACCCCGACACAACAATGCCAGAGAGCGCGAGAACAACGCTTTCGCCAAGAGGCTGGCCGCTGAAAAGCGCAAGATGGAGACTGACCCGGTGTACAAGCTGGGCCGTGAGCTTGCCGCCCGTTATGGCGGTGATGCTGCTAAGGCAATGACCGAAATGCGCAAACAGCAGGCACAGGAGCTTGCTCAAGACCCCGTGAAGCTGGCTGAGTACATGCTTAACCAGCGTGACAACGTTGTGCCGGAACATGAACAGGAGGAAACAGCGGGCGCTTTGTATGAGACCGACCAGCAGAAGGCCAATCGTATTGTTGCTGACCTTCGCAATGTGCTGGGCGACGGCGCAGATTTGCGCTCATACATAGAAGCTGACCCTGATTTTATGCAGAACTGTGACGAGTTCGGAGCGGCGGCAGCCGTGAAGATGGCCAACAGGGCCCGTGCCGCAGCCGCAAAGAACCAGACCATTGCGAACAAGCTTGCGAAGAACCGCAGCCTGCCGCAGCCTATACGCCCCTCCAACAACGCGCAGACAAAAGCCCCCGACTTTTCGCAGATGTCCGACAAAGACTTTGCGGCATTCGAGGCAAAAATCAAGAAAGCGCAGATGGACGGGAAAAAAGTAAGACTTGAATGATAAGGAGATTTTAAGATTATGGCAACCATGGTAACTACCACCTCTGGCCTTTCCCCCACTATGCAGTCCTATTACGACAGGAAGATGCTCGAATGGGCTAAGACGCAGTTTGTATATGCGAACTATGCCCAGAAGCGCAGCATTCCCAAGAACAACGGCAAGACCGTTCAGTTCCGTCGTTGGACTTTGTTCACTCCCAGCGCCACCACTCAGGCACTGACCGAAGGCACCACTCCTACCGCACAGAACCTTGCAATGACCGCCATCACCGCGACCGTAAAGCAGTACGGCGCATATGTCGAGGTGTCTGATCTTCTCGACCTGACCGCGATAGACAACGTAATTTCCGATTCCTCAGAGCTTCTGGGTGAACAGCTCGGCAACGTGGCGGATATGATTGTCCGTGACGCTATGGCGACTACCACCAACGTACAGTACGCCGGAAGCAAGACCAGCGACAATGACATAACCGCCGCCGTAAAACTGACCGTTGACGAGATACGCAAGGCTGTTCGCACCCTAAAGAAGGCCAAGGCGCGCAAGTTCACCCGCAAGGGCGGCAGACCTCATTATGTCTGCATCGTTGACCCCGATTCCGTCTATGACCTCCAGAGTGATTCCCTCTGGCAGGACGTATCCAAGTACAGCAACGCAGAACAGATATATGACGGTGAACTGGGCAAGCTGTTCGGCGTGGTATTCGTTGAAACCACCAACGGTTATGTAAAGAACAACACCGCTACCACCGCCTACGGCGTACACCAGACCTTTGTATTCGGTGCTGATGCCTATGGCACTGTCGATGTATCCGGGCAGGGCGCAATCAAGGCTATCGTAAAGCCCCACGGTTCCGCCGGTACTGCTGACCCCCTCGACCAGAGGGCAACTGTCGGCGCGAAAATCACGGCCTTTACCGCCTGTGTCCTCAATGACGACTGGCTTGTATCTATCCATCACGGCGTAAGCGCGTAAACCAAAACCAGACCGGGGGGTGTATCTGTTGCACCCCCTTATTTTTTTGAAGGAGAATTATAATTATGGCAATCGTAAAGAAAGACAAAAGCATGAAAGAAATACTGGACGAGCAGCCCAAAGTCCCTTACACTATCCCATTTAACGACGCTGACGACATACATATGACCGCCGTGACCATAAACGGCTACCGGTACGAGATAATACACGGCGAAAAAGTCATGATACCCGAGTCCATAGCGGAAATACTGAACAACAGCAATGAGGGTCTGCGCAGGATAAATCAGGAATACCATGACATGACCATTGGCGGCGGCAGGAACATCACCGGCATGACAGCCGACAAGGAGTAAAGCACCATGGCGGCGGCAGATAAAAAGTCGCTGACGCTTGAAGGAACGCCAAACCCCAAGCAAGCCGAATTTTTCAAGAGCCGGGCAAGGCACACCTGTTATGGCGGCGCGAGAGGCGGCGGGAAAAGCTGGGCTATGCGGCGAAAGGCTGTGCTGCTTGCCCTCAATTATCCCGATCTGAATATCCTCATACTGCGCCGAACACTTCCCGAATTGAGGGTAAACATTGTTGAGCCCCTTATGAAGGAGCTGTACGGCTTTGCGGAATACAACGTTACAGAGCGAGTATTTCGCTTCCCCAACGGCTCTAAAATTCGAATGGGCTTTTGTGACAGCGAGGCCGATGTATACCAGTACCAAGGCCATGAATACGACGTGATATGTCTGGAAGAAGCAACGCACTTTACTGAAACGCAGATGCAGTTTCTGACTACCTGTAACCGTAACGTCCGCACAGACATTACGCCGAGAATGTACTATACGTGTAACCCTGGCGGAGTAGGCCACGCATGGGTGAAACGGCTTTTTATCGACCGCGAATATCGTTCCGGCGAAAAGCCCGAAAACTATGTATTCATTCCGGCGAGGGTTTACGACAACGTAGTCCTTATGGATTCTGACCCTGATTATGTCCATATGTTGGAAGCCCTTCCCGAAGACCAGCGCAGGGCATATCTTGAAGGCGATTGGGACGTAGTAGAAGGGCAGTTTTTCAAGGAGTGGCGCAAGGAGAAGCATGTTATCGAGCCATTTATTATCCCGTCACATTGGCGCTGTTTCCGTTCAATGGACTGGGGTTATAACGACCCGTGCTGTGTTTTGTGGCTTGCCGTATCCCCCGACAGGCGCATATTCGTTTTTGACGAGTATTACCAAGACCAGCGGCTTGTGAACGATGTAGCACACACCATTCGCGAAAAGACCGGCACACGCAAGATTGATTATACTGTAGGTTCCCCTGATATGTGGCAACACAGGGGAATGACGAATATGACAAGGAAAGGTTTCTCCGGCGAAAGCATAGCGGAAAGCCTGATCCTGTCCGGCGTCCCGGTAATGCCCGCCGACAACTCCCGCATGGTAGGCTGGCAGCGCGTCCGTGAGTTTCTTGGAGACGCACCAGACGGCAAACCATGGCTGCAAGTTTTTTCAAACTGCCGCAATCTCATTAAGTATATGCCGCAAATGCAGTATGACCCCAACGACCATGAGGACGCTTTGGACGGCGACGACCACGCTCCAGAAGCTTTGCGCTATGGGCTTATGTCACGCCCCTCCCCTGCCTCCATACAGCGGGAACGGCAACGCAAGATCATAGACCTGACAGACCCGTTTGTTGAACTGCCGCGTCGTAAAGCAAGCGGTTTTTTGAGTTTATAAGGAGAATATCACATGACCCTCAACGATATTATATACGCTGCTCTAAGGCAGCTTGAACGCGGCACAGACGCGCAGACCGTTGACAAATTCCGCCGCGTGTTTACCGATTATGCAAACAGCGGGCAGCGCCGCCTTGCCAATCGCTTCAAAGTAACGCGGCTGGAAACCGTGAAGCTGGACGACAAAGGCCGGTTCAATGTAGATTCATTGGAACGCTCCTGTGTGATGATAGAGAAGATAACCGATGAAAGCGGCAGTGAAATGTCGTGGGGCGAAATTGTCACCGGGGTTATCGAAGTGACCAACGGCGCGAATGCCGATGTCAACGTGTACTATCGGTATATGCCCCGCGAGATGTCCTCCCCTACCGATGTTCCGGAGCTTCCCTCTTATATGCACAGCGCTATCCCCTATTATGTTGTTGGCTGTCAGCGCTGCGGTTCAGATGCAGATACACAGGCCACGGCAGGAGCACATTTCGACTTGTTCAACCGCGAGGTGTCCGACATATATTCCCAGCACTACGCATCTAAGGACGCATATACCTTAAAAAACATGGGGTGGTAACATGGCTGATATTTATAACATAGGCGAGTTTTTAGGCATAGCCCAGCACCGGGACGGCTCCCTGCTGAATACGGGAACGGCTATCGATGCCCGCAACATGGACACGTCCGATGGCAATCTCTCTGTGGCCAAGGGGTATGTGCGTAAATCCGGCAATGTCATTCCTTCTTCTGCTGGGCAGATACTGCGTATAATCCCTGTGGACGAGAGCAACATACTTGCCGTTACCCAGAACAGCATATACCACGGCACATACGACACATGGAACCTCACTCCCATATACACCTTTGAAACAACCCTGCCTGTAACCTGCCAAATTGGCTATGCACTGGGCAAGATTAATACCACAAATGTTGTCGTCATAGGCACTGGCAAAACGCAGCTTATCAAGGTCAACATGGGAGATACCGTCACCGCAGAGATATTCGGTTCCGGCCTGTACATCTTTGAAACTACCGTTTCTGCATACGATTCAGCCACAAAAATAGTTACTCTTGCCGATGCAATGTCGCAGGAGATACAGCAAAAGTTCGTCGTGGAAAAAGGAGTGTATATCGATGGCAGGTTCCGCGAGGCGGAGGTCACAACGGCTACCACAATAACGCTTAAAGCCTCCCCCGCTATAGCCCCGGCAGTCGGCAATACGGTAAAGCTCAGGGGTGGTGCTTCTGACGCGCACTGTAATTTCGTATGTATGCACAACGGCCGCCTGTTTGCTGCCGGCGACCCTGACGCGCCTAACCGTCTTTACTGGTCAACAATACCGGGTGATGGCAGGACTATTGAACACTGGCTTGCTATTGAATCCTCCGTTGATTTATCCGGCGGATATGTGGAAGTTGGAGATACAACCGCAGACCCCATAATCGGCATATGCGAGCTGTCAACGCAGATACTCATATTCAAGCGGTACAGCATATACAGGCTTTACGGCGACAGGCCGAGCTACTACACCGTAGAGCGCGTGGAGAAATTCACCGAGAACATGAGTAACGCGGGAGTAGCCGTCAAGACCGATATCCCGTACTGGCTCACCAGGAGCGGTATTAAGCTGTTTAACGGTGCGGATATGCAATTGCTCGATGGCGGCCAAAACTACCTTTGCAGCTTCATTGATACCATTAAAACGGTATCACAGAGCAAGGCGTTCACAGCTAATGGCAAACTGTACTTTACTTGCCGCGTTGGCAGCACCGGAACATATGACGATTCTGTTATAGTGTATGATACCGTCAATGGCACTTATATGGTGCGGGACGGCTTCAAGATAGCTGACATGTGCGCTTTTGAAAATACTATCTACCTTATAAACGATACGGGCTATCTGTACGAATTTGATAAAGGCGAAAAGTACGATGGGCAGGCTATATCGGCATATTGGCAGACGCAGCCGACAGACCTAACGTTGAAGTATGTCAACAAACAGTTAAAGGAAGTGTATTTCCGAGCTGGCAACGTAGGTTCTGTAATAATTCTTGAAACATTTAACGGCAATTCCCGCAACAGGGAACGCCGCGTGATTCAGAACGACGATATGATTGATTTGCCCATGAATAACCAGCCCTGCCGCCGGTTCAGCATTAAGCTATCCAACGAAGCGGGCAGCCATTTTACCATATACGGGGGTATTCAAATCCAATATGAAGGGAAGATGCGTCCAGTATGATGCAAAGAGGATTGCAGATCATTAAACTACCCTCCCCCAAGAATCTGAGCATTGAGGAAAAGACCGTGTACGACAAGCAGTCCGAATGGATAAACCAGAATTTTAAGACGATATTTGATGGCGTTGACGAACTGAAAACAGCAGTCACGAGCCAAGAACAACTTAATGCCACGCTTGCACAGGTTCAGGAATCTCTCACCGAGATAAACAAGAAGCTGGATGAGCTGAACGGAGGCAGTTAATGGAAACGATATACAAGACATTTGATGTAGCGTTGGAGTTAAAACAGACATCTACCAACGCCCCCTTTTATGTCATTGAGGGCGACAACGGCAACAAGATAAGGATTACCGTCACGGACGGCGGTTCTGCCGTTGCCCTGACTGACTGCCGTGTTATCGCCGTGTTCTCAAAGTCCAGCGGTACGTCCATGCAGGACAGCGCCGAGGCTGGCGGCGGCGTGACTATTGGCGGCACATATAACAATGAAGTGACCGTTGCTCTTCGCCCCGCCTCCATTGCCCCCGGACAGGTGGAATGCGAATTACAGATTTATTCTGACGAGAACAAGACAACCCTTATAACCACGGCAAAATTCAACTTTGAGTGCCAGCGGGCTATTTTTAACGAAAATACCGCCATGGCTACAAACGAATATCCTCTGCTTGTGTCCCTGATTTCAGTGTGCAACGGCATAGTTGCGGCGGAAGGACTGCGTGTTACTGCCGAGGCTTCCCGTGTCTCTGCCGAGGGCGAAAGGGCAGCAGCCGAGGCGGCGCGAGAAACAGCCGAGGGCGAAAGGGTTGAAGCGGAAGAAGCGCGGGAAGCTGCCGAAACCGCAAGGGTATCCGCTGAATCAACCCGTGTTGTGGCTGAACAAGGGCGGGAAACAGCCGAGCAGAGCCGCGTTACCGCCGAGACTGTGAGAGCCAGCGCCGAGACAGCGCGAGAGACGGCCGAGAGTGAAAGAGAAACCGCAGAGACAGCGCGGACTTCCGCCGAGGCATCCCGCGTAACGGCTGAGCAAGGACGTGTCAGCGCTGAAAATACCCGCGTATCACAGGAGCAGGAACGGCAAGCGGAGATACTGAAAATTGCTGGTATGACCGTTGAAGTTACCACGCTTGCGGCTGGCGCACAAGCCACGGCTGAATTGGTAGAATCCGGCGATCACAAAGTCTTAAAGCTGGGCATACCGAAAGGGCAGGACGGTTCCGGAACTGGCGATATGTCGAAGTCTGTTTACGATGCGAACGGTAACGGCACAGTAGACAACACCGAAAAGCTGGAAGGCCATGCTGCCTCTTACTTCTCCCCTGCTACCCATAACCATGATGGCGTGTATCAGCCCGCCGGCACTTACGCCACCCCAAACGATGTTTCCGAGGCCGTGTCGGGGCATAACAGCACAAACAACGCACATTCCGCGCTGTTCAACAAAAAGCAGACCGCGCCCGCCATCGCTTCCTCCCTCCCCGCCAGCGGCACGGCGTTGACGGCAAACACCATATATAACGTATCCTCTCCTGTGGGTACATACGTGTTTACCCCGCCCGCTTCCGGCTGGGCGCACGGCACATTCAGCACGGCGGCCTCGGTTGCAGTATCGTTTGTCAGCGGGGCGAACTATTTAGGCGAAGCCCCCGCAATAGAGGCGAGCAAGACCTACGAATTTGACGTATACAACGGCGTGTGGGCGGTGCAGGAAGTTGTGAGCGCATGATACCTATGCTACGAAGGAGGCTGATGAGCAACATGGCAAAGGCGAAAAATATAGTAACAGGAAATGTTGGTGTATCTGGGTCAACTGTTACTATAAATAATGTGGGCTTTAAAGCGAATCATTTGGTGATGTTTCCAATAACTGATATACAGGCATGGTCAAGTACCATGATTTATGAAGAATCTGCTGGTGTGTATGTACATCTTGAAATGGATGGCAATTATAATTTAACATCAGTCGCTACTACAGTTAATTTTCAAGACAACAGTATAACTGTAACGAATACGGGTGACGCATATCCATGGATGAACGGTACTTACCGCTATGTAGCATGGCAAGAATAAAAAGGAGTACACTATGTGTAAAATAATTCTATCGGGGGGGGCAGCCTCCGTAAAATAAAAAGCGCCTGTGCGCTATGATACCCTTGCAATTTGCCTTGCGGCGTAGAATGATGATAAACAATAATAAAGTAATCTTTTCGTATACTGGCAACTGCAATATACAAGATAATTATTTGAGGTTATTATCATCTGGTACTTTGAGATTTAATCATTCCACTGTATGCGATGTTTTTCTTGTTGGAGGTGGCGCTGGTGGCAGCGGAGGTAGTGCAAATACTGGTGGTTCATACGATCATTATTATGCTGGCCCCGGTGGTGGTGGGGGATATACGATTACTAAACTCCAAACTGATATAACTGGTAATTTAGATATTATCGTTACTATTGGCAATGGCGGCTCCGGCGGTGCTTATGATAATACTACTTGGGGAGACATAGGCCCCGGTAAAGGAGGCGCAGGAGGCTCAACATCATTTGGTGCATATTCTGCGTCTGGTGGCAGGAATGATCAAGCAGGTGGTGTATATAATGGTGGTAATGGCGGTTCTGGTGGTGCTGCTGGTCAACAAGTTAAGCATGGCGGTAGTGATGGCAGCGATGGTGAAAGTACTGATCTATGGCGTGGCGGTACTGGGCAAGGAACAACCACACGTGCTTTTGCCGAAGCCAATGGTACGCTGTTTTCTAATGGAGGCAATAGTGGTGTAACATCTCCAAGTGATAGAATAGCTAACACAGGCGATGGTGGTCACGGCGCGATGGGTCGGCACAAGGGAGGCGCGGGAGGTTCAGGTATAGTTATTCTGCGATTCCCGGAGGGAACAACAATCACACAGCAATAAAAGGAGTAATACAATGCTAAACACAAACTATGCCAAGCTGGCGGGCGGGTATCCCGAATATTTACGCCTGCCGGTTGAGTTGGAATCGCCGCTTATAATCAACGGTGTGACGCACCCCACAGGGGCGCACCTCTCCACCAATGACGACGCGGCGATAAAGGAGCTGGGCTATAAGCCCGTGACCCGTTCCCCCATGCCCTCAAAGGAGGGCTTTTATTATACCGAAATATGGGAGGATAGCGGCGAAGCGATAGTCCAGAGCTGGACGGAGCACGAGGCGCAGGCCACCACGCAAGACTATATAGACGCGCTGGCAGAGCTGGGGGTGAATGTGAATGACGCGCAGTGAGCTTATGGCGCTGGTAGCCGTGCGTAAAGCGGAAATCGAGGCGCACGAGACCGACCTTGTAGAAGTGCTGACGGCGGCGCGGGCGGGGCTTACCCCTACCCCGACCCAGGGTGCACCGTGGGACGCTGAGACCCGCTACATAACCGGGGATACGGTAGAGGGATATATCGCCCTCAAATACAGCCGCAACAAGCCCCCTGCCGAAAACCTCGGCACATACTGGGCGGTGCAGACCGTGACCTATCCCGCGTGGGAGGACATCGAGGACGGCACGGTTATCGAGGCGGATACCATAGTGACCTACAACGGCAAAACGTGGCAATGCACCGAGCAGCACATCAAGTCCACCGTCTACAAGCCCAAGGCGGGAAGCTCCAAATGGAGCGAATACACGGAATAAGGAGCCGCACGGCTCTTTTTTCATAATTAAAAAACAAAAACAAAGAAAGGAAAAGAATTATGGACTACACACTCAAAGCTCGTGAAATCGTGAGAGATTATGTAAACGAGCACCTCGACAAGACGGACGGCATAGCGATCGACATGACTGATACCTATGTTGTTTGGCACTGCAAGACCCTCCAGAACTGGAAGGCACTGGTATCCACCAAACTCCCCGATGGTATGTATTATGAGGTCACTTACAACGGCGACAAAAACGAAGTGTACCTCGATGCATATAAGAAGTTCGAGAACCGCTGCATAAAACTCTAAAAAGAAAGGAAAACATTATGAAAAAGCTCACTTGTATCCTCGCGGTAATGCTCATGCTGTGCCTCTGCACCATAGCCTACGCCGCAGACCCCGTAACTCTGGATATAACCGCGCTGGACTACCAGACCGGCAAGGCGGTATCCAAAACCTACGTAAACAACGAGCTGTTTTTGCTCAAGGTTGACCTGGGCATACCCCGGTTTTACGACCTGACCGATATGGAGCTTATAATCGAACTGGACGGCGTAAAGCTGGACGCAAACGACATGAGATTGGAGGCCGGAACATATTACCTGAGCGGCATAGTTACCGACCAGCCCGCCGCCCTCCGCGTCACCGTCAAGGACAAGGCCTACGACAACGCCACCACCGCCGAAGAACTTTACAACGCCATGCAGAAAAACAGGACTGTAAGCAAGACCTACTATTTTAACGCCGCACAGCCCGCCGAACAGCCCATTGCGAAAAATCCCGTGGTGATACCCAAGACCGGCGATATATCTATTATAGCCTTTGCCGTCCCCCTCTCCCTGATAGGCTTTGGCCTTTTTGTGGCGGGTAAACGCAGATGAGCAGAGTAACAGGCTTCATAGAATACCTCGAAAGCCATGTCGGGGATATGTACGTCTGGGGTGCGCAGGGGCAGCAGGTTGACAGCATGAGCGACCCCTACGCATGGATAGAACGGCGCGAAACCAGCGACGTCAATTACAATCGCGCCACATATTTCATGGAGAAGGCCGAAAAACGGCCTCTCTACGCATTCGACTGTTCCGGCCTCATCGTACACTACATCAGCGACATAAAGCACTGGATGAAGGGCGACACCAACGCCCAGGGGCTTTACCGTATGTGCGGCGAAAACAGGGGCTACGCCGGGAAAACCCCCATGTTGGCGGGCGACCTCGTATTCAAGTACAGCGAAAGCAGCAAGAAAATGGTTCATGTCGGCGTATACGTCGGCGACGGCTACACCATAGAGGCGAAAGGCCGCGACGATGGCGTATGCAAGCGCAAGCTGTCCGATGGCAACTGGACACACTGGGGGCGGCTTGCCCTGCTCCAGCAGGAGGAAGAAAAGGAGGAGGTGAAGGCGCGGAAGATTATAACCCTGACGAACCCCATGATGCGGGGGGACGACATCAAGGCCTTGCAGACCGCCCTTAACTCCCTGGGCTATGACGCGGGGGACGCGGACGGCATAGCGGGAAAAAACACCATTGCGGCCATACAGAGGTTTGCGCAGGACTATGTAAACGCCGGGGAAACGGAGCTGCCGGAGGTGTTGCAGGCCACCGTATCCGTGGACGGCAAAATCTATGTAGGCACACTAAAAAAATAAGGAGGAGCACCCATGACCAAGGAATGGATATGGGCAATCGTAACGGGACTGAGCGGTATTTTGCTGGGCTGGCTTGCCCACATAAAGACCGCGAGGAAGGACGCGGTTGAAGCGGCTACCCGCGACACCGCCATTGATACCGCGCTCAAATCGGACGTGGACTACATCAAGCGCGGCGTGGACGACATAAAGCTCGATATGCGGGCGCAGGCCACCAAGATCGAGGACATAGACCGCCGCGTGGCGCGTGTGGAGGAAGCGCAGAAAAGCGCCCGCCACCGGCTGGATATGCTCGAAGCACACAACAACTAAAAGGAGGAAAAGAAAATGAAACTCTCAAACAAGGTATACGACATTCTCAAGGCGATCGCCCTGATATGGCTCCCCGCCATAGGCACTCTCTACTTTGCCCTCGCGGGCATCTGGCAGCTCCCCTATCCTGAGGAGATCGTCGGCACTATCACCGCCGTTGACACGTTCTTGGGGGCGGTGCTGGGCATATCCTCGGCAAACTACAACAAACAGTAGCCCCCGGACGGGAATCCCTTTCAATAGCCCCCGGCAAACGTCGGGGGCAAATCTTGTATAAAGGAGGTGTAGGCTTTTGGAGAAGCGGCCTCTTATTATATGGACAAGACCCTGCTCAATTCCCGCCCCCGGTCAGAGTGGGAAGCACTCATACACGAATGGATACATAACGAAAAAGACCGCTGGCTGATAACCCGCCGCCTTTTAGACGGGGTGCCATACGACGCTCTGACGGGCGAGTACCAACTTAAATTTGAAATACCCCTTGAATATGACCAGATACGCAGGCGGTGCAAGGCCGCCGAAAAACAACTGATAAAACACTGCCATATGCCCTCGTAGGAATCGGCTTTATGCGCGACAATATAAGCAACAGGAGCGCGCCTGATTACATTTCGGAGGAAAAAAACTATGGCAGAATACGCATCTCAGGGAGTGGGCACCGCTGGCCTCGTAACCGGCATAATCGGTTCGGCTGGCTGGCTGTTCAACGGCGGCCTTACCGACTTTGGCCTCGGTAGGAACGGCAGGAACGGCAACAGCGACGAAAAGCCCGTATCCCGCTATGAACTGTCGCTTGTGCAGGAGAACGCCATTCTCAAAGCACAGGCGGACGTAGACAAGAAGCTCGTTGAGGTTTACAACGCCATCAACGACAAGGCCAACAGCATGCGCGACGCGTTCAACGCTTTCGAGAAAGAACAGCTCGTGTACAACGGCGTAAACACCGCGACAATCGGATGTATGCAGCAGAACATTCAAGCCCTGCTTGCCATGACCAAGATGGTCATACCCAACAGCTCCGTATGCCCCGGCTGGGGTAACGCGACTGTCACGGTAAGCACCGGCACGGCTACGACCTAAAGGGGCGGGCAACTGCCCCTATCTCAGTAAGGAGGAAACATGATTACGCTGCAACGTTTCAAGACCGGCCTTGCCCGGTATGCCGATACCGAGCTCGTGCCGAAGCTGGAAGGCTGGAAGAAGATAGCTTTCGGCGCGGGGGCTTCACTCATGCTGTCAGCCCCGGACGAAAAACTGTTGAAGCTGCTGCATTCCCCCGCAATATCCATGATGGGCATTGTGGACGAGCAGGACAATATAGACATTGACGCTCTGTATAAAGCTGTCGTTCCGCAGTTTGAGAGCAAACAGCGGCTTCCCCTGCCTCTGGTTGGAGATTTTACCTTTGACCGTAGCGACATTGAAACGCTGTACCGCTTCATGACAGACTGAAAATGAGTAAGTTTTTAGAAATGATAGACTGCATCTCGCGCAAAGGCCGGAACATAGACGAAGTTACCGCCGTACTGGATGACGCTATGGGCATAATTAAAGACCGCATGCCCGACCTGTACCACGAAACCATACACCAGCTTGCGGCCATAGCTTACGCCATAACCCCAGAGGAAGCGCGGGACAAGGTACGCTCCATGCGTCCTTACGGCCAGAAGTGGGATTATGATACCGTCAAAGCATTCCTTGCCGCGAAGGGCATCAACAACGACGTATGCAAATACTACCTCTGCATGAATATGGCCTACAACGACTACTACAAGACGGCGGAGAGCGTGGGGAAGGGCGAAGATCCCGAATTCTATTTCAGCATAGCAAGGGACTTTATCAACGACGCAGACGCATCACCGTTCAAGATAGAGAAGTATTTCTCTGCGTAACACATGAATGACATTTGCCCTCGGCGGTTATTCGCCGGGGGTACTTTTATAGGAGGAAAACTAAATGGCAGAAAACACCAACTACGATGAGCTGCTTAAAAAGCTCGGCCTAACCGATGAAGCAGCTATAAAAAAGTGGCAGAAGGAATACGGCCTTGACCAGACCGGCACATGGGGCGCAGCTGAACAGGCGGCATATGACACCTACGGAGCCCTGCCCTATAAGACCGAACAGGCCATAAAGGACTACCAGCTATCCCGCGGCATAGAGGATACAGGCGCATGGGATGAGGCTACACAGCTTGCCTATCGCGGCGACCTTGCGGCAAAGGGCAGCGTAAGCGATTGGTCAGACCTTGCCAAGATGGTGCTGGAAGGGTACAACCTTCCTACCACGGATAAGGACGAAATCAAGTCTTACGTGGAATCCTATCTCCGCACCGCCTATGACCAGTCTATAGAAAACAGGCGCAAGCAGACCGAAGCAGACAGGGCCATGATAGACCTCGACGCCTATTCTCGCGGCATGGGCGGCAGTACATGGGTAACTGACGCAAAACAGCGTTTGCAGGATTCCGAAGCGGACGACATAGCCAAAATGGAAGCCAACTATCAGGCGGGGCTAAATGAAGCTGTGCTTAACCAGTACAATCAGGCAGTAGCGCAGGGCCTTGCAGCGCAGAACAACGCATACGACCTTGCCAAAGACCTGTATTCGATGGGCCAGAACGCAAAAGCCGGTGTTGGCAGCATGGCCGGTTCCGGCGGCGGCGGTGGTGGCGGCGGTTATTCCTACAGAAGCGGCAAGAAGAAATCTTCCGGCAGCGGTGGTGGTAGGAGTGGTAGCGGCAATATGACCTATACTCAGTGGCTCATGAACGCTAACGACGGCGATATTTTCAAGGCCGCAGTGGCAGCGCAGGATTCCAGCGTTAAGAATGCAGCTCGAGGTCTCGGCTATGACAACAAGACCGTAAACACCGTTGGTACTGTATTGCACGACCAGGCTTCCGGTATGAAGCGTACCGCCCAGCTAAAGAACAACAATAGCAACACCAAGAAAACCTCTACCACAACCAGAACCAGCAAGAACAAGACCACCAGCACCGGTAGCAATCGCCGTATGTCTGGACAGATGATGTAAGGAGTTTTATATGGCATACACTAAGGAGCAAATGGCGAGTGCAGCAGGCGTAATAGATTCCGGCAAGGGCGTTAACAAAAAGGTAAACGTTAGCAACGAATCCTTAAGCGCAGGCTCATACGAAGGTGCTATGGCTCGGCGTGAGGCTTCCGGCGGCAGGGTTGGCGACGGGCGATATGACAAGGACGCTTACGTTTATCGCCCCGAAACCAATACCTTCTACGATACCGAAGCTATACAAAAGGCAAAGAGCAACTTCACAGACTGGATGACCACGGGCAAAGGCTCGAACAACAAGAACTGGGGCTATGATATGAGCGATCCGGAAGATGTAAACCGCTACTATTCCGGGCAAATATCAAAGAAGTATGAAGCCGGATACGGCACTGATTCTTTTTCTCAGTGGTTAAAGGAAAACGGTTTGCCGCAGGCCGACTACTTCGACAGCAAGTATTATAAAGATGCCTACACCTCTGTTCTTGCCGATCGCGTAGAGAAGCAGAAGGCGCGGGATTTTAGGAACGCCGTAGTCCGGGAAATGTGGAACACCGCCAGCGACCCCATGAATCTGACAGATGAGGATTTGGTTGCGGCATATGACAGGGTAAGGCTGAACAACCCGATATATAACGGTATCGAGCTTTACAATGCCAAAGACAAGGACACGGACTACGGCGATTACGATTCCCAGATTCTTGCCGAACGGTCGGCGCAGGAAAAGGAAACCAAGAGCAGGGCGGGCAAGCTGAACATAGATGAAGTCTGGGGCGATATTGACCGACTGCAACGGGCGCAGAACACCCGCGAACAGTGGGCGGCTGACAAGGTTAAAGCAGAGGCGGAAACCAAAACCAATCAGGCACAGAAAATCATTGACAACGCCATAGCCAACAACAACTTTTCCGCCGAGATAGATAAGCGCGTTGGCCTTGCAAAGGATAGCAATCTCAACGAATACAACACGAACAAGCAGCGTAAACAGGCTGCGTCGGATGCCGCTATAAATGCCATGCGTGAAGCCGGATATTCCAATCAGGATATAAAGAAGAGTATTCGTAACGACGGCAGGCTTTCATATTCTGAATCCACCGAAGGCAAGGCCAACGAAGCGGAACGCATAAAGCGGCGCGACAGCTCCGATACCACGACCGCAAAGGTATTGGGCGGCATGGACAGCTTTACGCAGGGCGCAGTTGACAAGGCTAAGAAGCTGGGCAATATGGGGACATCGGCACAACAAGGCTTTTCCCCTATCTCCATGATGGAGGGCTACGGCATGTCAGAGCAGGAAACGCAAGCTGTGAACAACTATGTGGATACCACCCGCGCCATACTCGAAACACAGGGCTACAACGGCCTTGAAATCGACAACGCACTCCGCCGCGCAGATTTAGGCGAATACATACCCACGGCGACCGCCCGCACGAATTATGCCACGTATACCTTGCAGGAGTGCGGCATGAGCGACGAGCAGATTCAATACGTCCTCAGCACCTACACCGAGGACGACTGGAAAAACACGGACAGGGACATGAAGGCCAGCGATTATGTGGAGAACAGTACCGTTGACCAGTTGGCAAACTCCATCATATCCATGCCTATTCGCGCAGCCCTGTCTATCGCCACCGGAGCTGTCGGCCTTGCGGACATGGCAACTGCCGGGATACAGAAGCGCGATGAGCTTTGGAAAACCACACAGGCATTGCAGGAGGAAGCCGCATGGTGGACACAGTATTCACACGACCGCAACCACGAGATAATTTCCACCGCTGCCGATGTCGGTTCGGAAATCATGCGCATGTACGCCACTTCCCTTACGGGTTCAGTCCTTGCGGCAGGAGCGACAAAGGTTCTGGGCAACGCCGCCGGAACAAACTTCCTGTTCGGTTTCATCACCAAGAACGCAAGCCGTATGCCGTTCGTGGCCAACTCCATAGGCAACTACTACCTTGAAGCCATGAACGACGGCGCAACGACAGGACAAGCAACGGCATACGCCATTCCCACCGGACTTCTCGAAGGCTACCTTGAATCCCTTGAAATGGGTGAAACCCTGCAACACGCCTTCGGTACAAACATAGTCGGTAAGAAAATCGCGGCAAGCGGCCTTTCCGCCAACTTCAAGACCTTCGCAATAACTAAGGGTATGCCGTTTATAAACTTCGCCCTCGGTACTATCGGTGAAGGTTTGGAAGAAGCCGCGTCCTATTACGGTTCGTCAATCGCAAGAATGGCTACATGGGATAAGGGATATGAATTGGACTTCTCCGAAATGTGGGACAATGCTAAAGGCGGTTTGCTCATAGGCGGCATAATGAACGGCCTTTCTATGGGGGAGCATACGCAATCCTACAAATACGCATCGGAGATATACAAGGGCACTGGCGGCAACTATGCGGCTTACCTCGATAGTTTCATGTCTGCTATGCACATGGAGAATATGAACGATGTGCAGCGGCAAGCTCTCATTGACAAGTATAACAGCGGCGAGATCAACGTTTCCCGCGACGCTGCCATTAACGCAGGAGTTGAGATACAGACAAATGCCGAAGTAGTAGCTGCTAAGAAACAGGCCGTTGAATCCGCAGAAAACGATGCTGCCGTTAAGGTGGAGAACGCCAACAATAAAGTCACTCAGGCCGAACAGCGGCTTGCTGGTATTGACGATCCTGACCCCGTGAAGAAAGGCAAGAAGATAGCGGAGGCAAGCCGCGAACTCGCCGCAGCAAAAGCAGCCGCGGCACAGGCCGCAAGTGAAGGGCAGAAAAAAGTCGATACCGCCACTGCCGATTACAAGTCCGAAGCGACAAAAGCAAAGCGCAGGAACGCCGCCAATCAACAGATGGTTGACGAATACCACGCGTCAAAATATTGCAGCGATTTGGAACGCGACACGGCAAACGCCCTAAACGCCGTTGTAAGCCCCGATACCGTTCAGCCTACCGCTAATACCAATGTGGGTGCAAACACGGCTCAGAACGGTATTGATACAATCAAAAATGGTGTTGCAGAACAGGACGCACAGAAAGTGCAAAGTGCGGAACCCGCCCTCAAAGACCTTGGTGCAAATACGCCTACGCCCGCCGAATTGAAACAGTCCAAGGTGTATACCAACACCTACGATAAGTGGCTCACCGATGCGGAAAAGGCGGCTGACAGCGCAGAAAATTCCGTGTATGCCGTATTCAAGGAATCTGACAGTATCGCTACGGCGAAAGAAAGGGTTCGCGCTTCCATAGACAGGACGGGGAACATCGACGAAACAATGCGAAGCCTTGCTCATGGTTCCTGGGACGCGCCCGATGTTGACACCGCCATGCTCATAGGCGAAACGCTACGGGCGGAAGCGGCGGAAACGGGAGACTATGCAAGGCTCAACGACTGGAAGAAGGAAATCCAACGGCATATGACCGAAAGTGGACAAGCCATACAAGCCCTTGCCAAGTGGACGCGGGATAGTGCTGTCGGTGCGGAAACTGCCCTTGATAAGGCTGTGGCTGACATCAACAAGAAGTACAAGAATCGGATAGACAGCGGCAAGATGTCCGCTATCGAGGTTAACCCGGAGTTGCTGGCAGAACTCAACGGTACTCAGACCCGAGCAGAACGCGATGCCGTCATGAACAAGATTGCTGCTGACATAGGTTCTAAGATGCCGGCTGGCATATTGGATAAAATCAGGGCGTGGCGCTATCTTTCCATGCTGGGCAATCCACGAACAGTTCTCCGTAATCTCATAGGCAACGAGATAATGTCCGATGTTCTTTGGACTTCTAAAGATGCTGTTGGCGCAGGGCTTGAAAAAGTAATGGGTGTTGACCAGTCTCAGAGAACAAAAGCGTTAGCTTTCAGCGACGAGTATAAAGCGAACAAAGCGTATGCCGCAACTACCCTTGACGATGCCCGCACTGCCCTTGAAGATAGTTCAAGGTACGACACAAAGAGCGGCATCGAACGGGCGATAGATGAGAATCGGCAGATATTCAAATTCAAGCCTGTTGAGAAGTGGCGTGAGGCTACCGATTGGGCATTAAGTAAGGGCGACACCGTATTCCTTGAAAAGCAGTACAAGCGTTCCTTTGCGCAGATTATGACAGCACGGGGCTACACTCCTGACACCATGACGGCAAAGCAGCGCTCAGAGTGCATGAGCTACGCCATCAACGAAGCGAAGCGTTCAACCTTCCACGATGCAAATTCTCTTGCTGACGCTATGACGAAGATAGAGAATAAGAACCTTGCTACAAAGATACTTGTAGGCGGCACTGTACCGTTTAAGAAGACCCCCTTAAACGTCCTTGCCCGTGGGGTTGAGTTTTCACCCATCGGCTTGATACAAGGCACCGGACAGATGCTCACCGATGTTAAGGCAGGAAAGATGGACGCTTCGACAGCCATTGATAAAATGTCCTCTGGCCTTGTAGGTTCTTCCCTTATGGCATTGGGCTACTTCCTTGCGAAGTCTGGCGTAATAAGCGGTGGCGATAATGACGAAGATAAGTACTACCAAAGCGATCTCGGCAAACAGGAATATGCTCTTAATTTACCCGGCAGCAGCTCCATGACCATTGACTGGGCGGCTCCCGCGTCAATCCCCCTGTTTATGGGTGTTGCCCTGCAAGAGTTGATAGATGGCAGCGGCAGCAGCGACGAAGCACAGACCGTTGGCGACCACATTGATGCTTTCCTTGGCACTCTCTCATCAATTACAGACCCGCTTGTGGAAATGAGTATGTTGCAGGGCTTACAGGATACGCTTGAAGCCGTGGCCAATGCGAGGAGCGACGGCAACAGCCTCATAGGCGCGGCTCTTGTCACCGCAGGCAGGGGCTATGCAAGCCAGTTTGTTCCTACTATTGGCGGTCAGATTGCGAGGACGATAGACCCGGTGCGCCGCGATACCGTAGGCGACCCCACTTCCGAGCTCGGTAAGGATTTGGATAAAGTAACAAATAAAATGCAGGCGAAGATACCCGGCCTTGCCAGTGACTTGCAGCCCTATATTAACGTGTGGGGCAAACAGGAGATAAACGAGCATAGCTGGCCAGTCCGGCTTCTGGAGCAGGCTATACTGCCAGGCTATCTTGACGGGGTAGATATGACCCCCGTTGACGTGGAGCTGACCCGCCTGTATTCCGTCACGCAGGACCCCTCTGTCGTTCCGTCGAACTATCCATATCGCACTCTGAAGAGCGGAGATGAGCGATACGTCCTTACCGCAGACGAGTACACCGAATTCAAGATCGAAAACGGCAGGGCCATGTATGCGGCCGCAGAGGACGCTATCAACAGCTCGCAGTATTCCCGCATGAGCGATGATGAAAAAGCATCCTACGTTGCTAAAGCAATCAAGGACGCACAAGATGACATACTGAAAAGGTACAAGAAAAAGTACCTCGGCAAATAACACGATAGCCCCCTTACCGGGGGCTATTTTTTATTGCCTTGTTATACGCCTTGATTTCCAGTGCTTCTTCAACCACAGTTTCAATTACCCGGTTGCGGTATGTGTAGTATGTCTGCACCCGCTCTATATGTAGCGCCGCCATTATCTCATCGCGCACGGCTCCGGCCCGCGCTTTGCTCACCGGACGGCCAGTCAGGCCGAAACCAAACTCCATGAAATAGGCCATGCCTTTGTCCTCGTGCGTATATGCGCACCAGACGTTCTCAATAGCTTTGACCCACAGATCATCTTCCTCATTAATGGCTTTTGCCCTTGCCGTTGCCAGCCTTATGCCGCCAGATTCCGTTTTGCTGGTGCTAACACTGTGCTTGACCGGGGTGTTATCCCCGCTGCCGTATGCGGCGTATACTGCATCGTCCACAATCTCTTGCCTTGTCTTAGCTTCACGCGCCTTGACTTTTTGGTAGTTATACAGATACCATTCCGCCCGTTTGTGCATTTTGCCCATTTGAATCGCCTCCCAGCTTTTCACGCGTAGCTGCCGCTACAAAGTCGGTTCGGCTCAAATAAAGGCCATCGGTTATCATTCCGTCAATCCGTTCCGCCAACGCTATAGGTATCTTCACCATAGCAGAAGTCGGTTTGCGTTTCTTTTCTGCCGCGTCTATGCCGAAACATAAACGCAGTATATCAGGCGGGTATATCTTTTCGGCGGGCACATCGTAGTATGTCATAGCCTTGACCAGTTCGCACTTATTCAGCACCGCCCGTCCGCTCTCCATCATGCTGTACACGCCCTGGCTCATGTCAAGCGCAGCCGCCGCTTCTGCTTGCGTCCTATTCCCCCGGAGCTTCTTTAGGTTGTTTTTTATCATTAGTTTCCTCCTTCGGCGGTTCGGGTAACGGCATCCATGCAATGACGGGATTGCTTTTGCACCAACTGCCGCCCCACTCCTTCACATAGTACAAATGTCCCAGCATGTCCATATCCGTGTCGCCCGCGTCATAGTAGTACCACCATTCCGGCAATAATTGTCTCATGCGTATCTCGCCGCGAAAAATCTGTCCATCTTGCAGCAGGATAATCACCGGTTCTTTTTCTTCTGGCAGTCTATCTCTCACTTTAATCCAGTTCATCAGTTTCCTCCTTGTCCATTTTTATCATCATATTTTAACCTACACGAAACATCAAAATATGTGCCGCCATCGGAAAGACAACTGTAAACACATTCGGCACAATTATGGTTGAATATTTTACATATCCGCGTGATACTGCGCCTCCTACGCCACTTTGCTAACCATGTATTTTTGGCTCTTTTTACTTTCAAATATGGCTTATTGACGGTGCTTAAACATTCCGCATTGGACGGACATTCGGGTGTACCATACTTAGCGCACCACATTTGACAAATTATAATCCTATCTATCGTCTCAATAGCGCACTTGGTATCAGTCATACTGGTCCTCCTTGAAGTCCTTTAGCTCTCTCAATGCTGCTAAAAAACTATGAAACTCCGGCAGATGCCCCACCAAATACAAAGGATCACCTTCTCTAAACAGTTGAATTTTGCGTCCATCGTATGTCAAACAGTCATAACCCTTGTGGCGATACCGCCCCTGCGTGATTGTACTTTTGCCTAAATACATCAAATACCGGCATGGATTATTTGCCCCAGCGTATTTGTTGCAAACAATATCGCCTTTACTAAATTCACTCATCAGTTGCCTCCTTATCCATCTTCGCGCCGCAGTTGGGGCAGTAATAAATCAAATTTTCTTGTGGTGTTCCGTCAAGATTCATAAGCACTTTACAGTTAGTGCATTGCCATTTACTACCGTGCTTTTCCCACTGCCCATGCACCACAGGGGCATAATCCACCATTTCTTCATGCGGGCAAGCCCCTTCGTTGCAATAACCGCCGGTCTTTTCGCATATCCCAGCGTGTTGTTCATGTATGCAAAACTTAGGCATTAGTTACCTCCTTATCCATTTCGGCCAAACACATAGGACAATATTTCAGCGGCTCATGCCAGCAGCCTTCGCATCTTGAACAAATATAATTCACATTTCGTATTGGATAATCCTCTTCTTCATTTTCTATTATCCTTTTTATCCAATATCCATGCTTCTTCTCTATAACATCGGCGGCAGGCAACATCTCTATCTCGAATATTGCACAATCTATTGCGCCACTATGATAGCCGAGAATCGAACTATCAGACAAATCATAACTTTCGAGAATTTTTATCACTTCTTCGCGTGGTACATATTCTTTACTCATTGTCAGTCTCCTCATTATCACCTTTCAACATCAGTTCTGCCGTTCACCCTGAGCGCAGTAAAACATCTCATCAACGTCGTTTTCGCCGTCATTAAACCACGGCTGATCACAATAGCCCCAATCTGGCGCACTGCCATCAGTCAGCTCCGCCGTGCAGGGGTGATAATGTACGCAGTTTTTACATCGTACTACCACGTCGGCGGCGGGAAATTTCATTAACTCTTTTGCCACTACTTGCGCTCCCTTGAGAAACGCTATTGATTCGGGCGTATTGTCTTTTTGTTTTCTCAACGTGGATAGCGTCTTACAAAGTGCTTCTACAAAATAATCAACGTTTACATATTTACTCATCGTCCCTTATCCTTTCCTCCAGCAGTAACTTCACAGCTTTGCATATCCACCAGATCAAATCATTCTGCCACATATCGCGGGTGGTTTGAGTATGTATCATTCCCTGCTCCATTGCCTCCGCGCACTCTATCATCTGTTCTCGACGGGTCATTCTTCCCTCCAACAGTTCACTATCAGCTTGCTTACGCCCTGAATAGGCAGCTCCTTCAAAATTTGCCTTACCCGGCAGTTATGTTTCGCGCCGTCACAGGTAAAGCACTCGGTTTTGGTGGCGTACTCTGCAAGATCGGCTAAATCGTCATAGCTCATCACCCAGTAATTCTCGTCCCTCCCCGCTGCGGATTTAATGCCTATGCGGATTTCGGTTAGGTCGAGTTGTCGCTTGACGGTCAATAGCTGCTCTACAGGCACGGTATCCAGCAGCCTTGTGATAACACTTGCTATCCTGCTCTGCGCTATGCGGTAGTCCCGCCAGCACCCGGGTACGCGCTGACATAGCCTCTGATATCCTCCGGAAAACTTGTCGAGAATATTATCCAGCGCGAACAGTGCAGCGAACAATTCCCGCTCTTCAGCGGTCATTCTCTTTCGTTCCGTTGATTGCATTGATCCGATCCTCCAATGTGTCCATCTTGTCGTGCGTCCAGCCAGACCAGTCGCCGAAGATTATCTTTAACTGACCAAGCATGATTTCCACGTCGGCACATTCTTCCCTGATGTTGTCCCTAATGTAATCCTCGTTCTCCGACATACCCAGCCACTTGTTCAGTGCGACAAGCAATTCGCTCAATTCTTCTGCGGCCTTTATCGTCTGATGCACATATCCATAAGTTTTAACGGCCTTTTCCAATACCTCTACTTTGTACTCCACTTAAAATTTCCTCCTTGCGTACTCAGCCATCAAAAGTGCCTCTGCCATGCCGTCGCTCTCTTTTCTGCAACGCTCGGTCGGCAGAAGCGTCACACCCGGAAACAAGCGCTTGCATACCGTTATGCTGTCCTCCTTGGTATGGCCCAGGGTAAATTCCTTCTTCCACCTCTGCGGGGTGATAAGCTGGTATGGGATTCCATAGGACTGCAAAACGCCCTCGATGAAACCGGCGCTCTTGCCGAATGAAAACATCGACGTCACGCCCTGTCCTGGCATGGCCCCCACCTTTTCAACGCAAGCAACGGCTTTCTTCCCTGTGCGATATATGTTCCTGCAATACTCGAGGAACAGCAGGCTATCCCACGTTTTGACGTATTCCCCGCCCTCATCTATTGCCGCAAGCGCCCCCTTCTTTCCGGGGTCTATTCCGATGTAAATCACTTCTCCCCCTCCATTTCCGCCGCACAGCCGGGGCAATGCTTCATGCCCGTCCTTTTCCCGTGATTATAGTAGGCGTTCCGGCTGCGTTTTTCATAATGTCCGCACACGGCGCAGAATACCTGCACCTTGTTCCGGCCCTGATACCGCTTGTCTAATATCCAACGGCTTGTTTGAGGCCGTATAACGTGAGCCGGGGGTATGTCGTGTACTGCGGATATTACCTCGTCGTCCACGTCATAAAGGTTCAGCACGTTATCCACATCTTTTATCTCTACATACATATTTGTTCGTCCTCTCCTATCGCATCGAAATCTATCTCGTGTTCGTAAAACCTGAAGTGTTCGCCGTCCCACAAGAGGTTGCATTCGCCAGTCCGCCCGTTGCGGTTCTTGGCTATAATCACGGTTGCTTCCTTCTCGTCCTTGCTGGTGTCATAAACCGCCGGGCGGTAGAGAAAAAGCACCTCATCCGCGTCCTGTTCTATGGCTCCTGATTCGCGAAGGTCCGACAGCATGGGCCGGTGATCGCTGCGCTGCTCGGGGTTGCGGGAAAGCTGGCTCAGTATCAGTACAGGCACATTCAGTTCCCTTGCCATCAGCTTCACGCTCCGGCTGATCTCCGATACTTCCGTTACTCTATCACGGGTTTTCCCCCGGCCCTGTATTAAGCCCAGATAGTCTATAACCACCAGATCAAGGGCTTTTTCTTGCTGTCGTATGGCATAGCAACGAGCCTTCATTCTGTCCACGGTCAGCGCATCGTCTATGACATACAGCTTGGTCTTGCTTAACGTGTCCGCAGTTTCAGCCGCTAAAGTTACCTGCTTCGGGTCATTTGACTGTGCGTCAATGTCGCTGTACAATGCAGTGCTTATAACCGCTCTTCTGATGATATCCTCTTCGTTCATTTCAAGGGAGAACGCCGCCACCACCCTATCTTGCATGGCCACATTTACGGCTATATTCATTCCGAATGAGGTCTTGCCCATAGAGGGGCGGGCTCCGATTACAGTCATATGTCCCGGCTTCAGTCCCCTCAGTTTAGTATCCAGCGCCAGGAATCCCGTCTTGAGGCCGCTGTCCTTAGCGCCTATGCTCAACACCGCCGAAAGGAACTTATCTCCTACCGGGGCTACTGTGCCGCTGCCTATAGCCTTTACTCCGTCAATGACGCTTTGGGCATCGGAGATATAGTCAGAATCCGCACCGGTTTTAATGTCGTCAAGTACCCGCTGCAATCCGGCCACAAGATGCCGTTGGCCAGAAGCAGCCATAACGCCATTGATGTAATATGCGGCATTAGCACCAGAGGGGACGGCAAGGGACAGTTTGGTGATATAGGTTATCCCACCTGCCGTTTGTAAATCAGTCCCCAGCGCATCCATCAGCGTAATGTTATCGCACGGCGTACCGTCGTGGAACATCTTTTGCATAGTGCTGAAAATGATTTGATTTTCTATTTCCCCGAAATCCTCAACACGCAGGCAACCGCAGCCCTTTTCAAAGGCTTCACGGCTTATCAGCATCGAGCCTAACAACGCTCTTTCCAGTTCTGTCGAAGTACTCACGCAAGACTTCACGCCGTTTATCCTCCATTTCCTCTGCCTGCTTCAGTGTTTTGATAGCTTCCCGTGTTTGCTCCGCCATCTTTTGGTGGTAGTCCCTCTGTTCTTCCGGCGGCGGGGGTTGGACTGCCTTTTTTGTTGTGTCGGCAGCCTGCCGCCCTTCCCATGTAATTACCTTTTGTTTCCAATTGCGGACAGGCTTGCCGTTACTGTCAATCCATGTCCTACCTTTATCATCAGGGGTATTGAAGAAGTCATAAAACCGCTTTGCATCGATCTTGCTGCCACGGCTCCGGATATACTCTGAGATTTCCTCAAATGTGGGTGGTATGAGGGGCTTGTCTCCTCTCTCTTTTTTATTGTTATTTTTATTAGCTTTATTTTTATTACCCCGCCATTTTGGCGTATCCAGTTCCGCCATTTCTGCCGTGCCTGTTCCGCCATTTTGGCGGAACTTGTTCGCCAGAAAAGTGGTCAGGTTATTCTCATCGAGCCGTATAAACCGCTTCGCTGGAATGCCCTTAACTCTCGTTTCAACGAAACCCAGCATGGATAGGTTCTTCAACGCATTGCGCTGCTGTTTTTCTGATAAGGTGGTGTTGCATTGGACGTTCTCAATGGTGGAAAAGAAAAATCCATCTTCACTAACTTCGTCGCGCTCTTTCCAGTACTCATATTCACTGGCAAGTTCCCCGAGCATTATCGCCTCATGAAGCCCTACAACGACTGCCAGTCGCTTGTTTACGGCAATATAGTTTTTAGTTGCTATCAAACTAAGAACGCTCATGCTCTACCTCCATCAATCAAACGGCAAATCGTCGTCCGTTATCTCCTTGAATCCTGAAATGTCCGTGGGGGGCTGCTGTTCCGCAAATCTGCGATAGATTGTAGAAAGGTCGGCTGTCACAAAATCCGCCTCAAGGAACCATCTCTTGTTTCCGTCCTTGCCCTCATAGTTACTAAGCGTACCCGACACTATGACGTAATCGCCCTTTTGCAACCCGCGCCATGCGTCCACTGCGGCAAACAGCGCGTTGACATTGATTACGCCCTCCTTGTCGTAGGCTATCGCTGTGCGCATCTTCGGGTAGCCTTTTTGTCCGAAGGTTGAAAACTCCGGGTTGCGCACCAGCTTGCCAACATACAACCTTTTTAAACCATCTTTAATTACCATCGTGTGTATACCTTTCCTTAGCTGAGCTTAATTGTTACCTTCTCGGACTCGTCGCCCTTAATGTCCTTGACTTCTTCGACGGTCTGTAGGCCCATTAGTGCATGGGGACAATAGACACGGGCAAAGAATGCGGCAGCGCGGTATTGGAGCATTTGGTCGCCCATTGTCAGCCACTTACTGCCCTTCTTGCTTGTCCAGCCCTCGGCCTCTGCCATGGCATAATCTACTACTGTACCAGTGATTATCGCGCCGTCGCTCTTGCGTGTGGCCTGAACGTAACAGCCATAGGAAGGCGTTCCCTTCTCGCCGACAAATACAAAATTCAGAGGGCCGAAAAGTCCGGTGCCGTTTATGAGGCTGATACAAGCCTGTCCGCTCCATGCTGGACGGCCCTGAACAATATATAGCGACTGCATAACGGCCATGGGGGATACGCCCATGCGGTTAGCCATCTCACAGGCGACAAAACAAGAATCGGGGTCATTGCGGTATGAATCGGGAACAAGCTTGCTCCGGGACATCATGCTTGCCAGCTTGACCAGCGTGTTAAGCTGTTTGGGGTCCGTTAGTGCCGTGGGCTGAATAGCTGTCTGTTCGATCGAAGCTATTGCCTGTTCTTCATTAGCTGCCTGCTTTACTTCTTCCATTACTTTTTCTTCCTCTCTTTCTTCTCAAAAATCTTGTGAATTGCGTAACACGCCCGGAAAATTGTGTCATCTATAGGCATCTCAATCAGCTTATACGTGCCGTCTTTGCGCAGATGCAGACAGTACAGAGCGTTCACCTTTAATCCGTTGGCCTCGGCAATAAGCTTGTAGCCGTTAAGCTGTGCGCCCACATAGGGCTTGTGTACCGTGGCGGTAGTTTTAAGGTCTACAATGGCCTGTCCACCTTTAACCTTGCCATACCTGTCCAGCGTTCCTGCTGCGGTCAGTGTATCATTGTCCACATAGCAGGCGTATTCAATCCGTGTCCACTCCGGGGCTATGTCCTTGCGAAACTGGATATAAGCCTTTACGTATGGCTCAATGTCCTTGTCTATCTCTGCTTCTCCGTACTTGTCCAGCACCTCGCAAGCCTTGTGTACCCGCTTGCCTCTGTCGGCGGCATTGTCCAGTGTATACTGCGATATGCTGGAGTACATCTCCCGCGACAGGAACCGCAGTATCTCGCTGACCGCCGGAATCTTTTTGTCGCCCACGACATACTCATGTTCGGCATCAAAAAACTTTAGTATCTGTGCCACTCCTGTTTGGCCTCCTCTCTGCCCCTCTGCGGGGCTTGTGTGTTATCATTGGTTAGTTATCCTCTGCGCCGTGTAAGGCGGCTTAGAAACGTATTGATATGATTAAAACTATATTTCCGCTAAGAGGTGATTGAGCACTGCGGTGCAGTCCCCTGTCGCCTGTCGCTCGGCGTAACGCCTGAGCTGCCGTAAAGCCTTGTCATAGCACTCCCGGCACATATCGTCTTTGTCGCTCATCTGCTCCCAGCCGCGCCACTCACCGCAAAATGTACACTGATAGGCATCTTCGAAGTCACCATCTTCACTGTCGCAGGAGGGGCAAACGCAAACGCGCTCTTCGGGATCGTCCCTTGTCGCTGGATAAACTATCTGTTTTATCGCAGACCGGGGAAATGTTTTCTTGCAGGCCGGGCAATAGGCGTAGCTCTCGTCATACTTGTCGTACTCTATGTACATGTCAATATATCCCCCATTGTTCCGCCATAGCTTTGGCTATGCCGGGAAAGGTCTTGCTTCTATTCCTTGCTCTGTCCGTTGTAAACATGCCAAGGTGCTTTTCGTCGTGTTTACCGCTGTATGAGCCAGATGGGCACCAAGTTCTCTCAGGGGGGACTATGTATGTTGGAACAAGCGGCACAACCCCTCTTTCCCATAACAGCGTCAGCTTCGTGAATGGATGTCCAAACTGAAACGGCTGAATTGCCTGTGTTGGTTCGGGGTAGTCGAATATCTTGCTTGGCTTAGGATTCTCTATGACTACCTTTTCGCAATCAGCTGCCCATACAGCAAGGAACAACGCCTTACCACACAGGCCCTCATAGTACCGTGGGATATTAAGCTTGCCGCTTTTGTATAGATGTCTTGCTCCTGCATTGCTTGTTTTCGTGCAAGGTACAAAAGCTATAATCATATCCCACTTGCCGTCTATCATATGCTCCACACCGTCCATCGTTGTAAAAGTGCAGTTACCGTTCAGCAACGGCAGTATATCGGCTTGTATGTGCCATTCGGGATGACCGCCGGAGCACTCAAGAATATCACAACTGTAAGCCTCATGGCCTAATGCGCGGAACGCCTTGCACACTTCCTGCGATTCTTCGCAGGCTACCAAAACTTTCATGTTATCCCTCCCCCAGCAGGTCAACGTCTATGCTTTTTCTGCTGTCCGCGCTCCAGCCCGGCCACGTAGCCCAGCATCAGGAACGGCACGCAGAATGTGAAGAATACTCCCCAGCTAAACATTAGTTTCATTGTTGTGCCATCTCCTCCCCCGTTTTAGTTGCCCATCGGAGTACTTGCGCACACTCTCTTCGCTCAACCTGGTTGCCGCCCTTATCTGCTTGTTTGTATAGCCCGCCACGGCCATATCATAGACACGTCGCTGCACTGCAATTGGCGGCTCTGGTTTTGACGGCTTGTGCTCTACACCGTGATTGATTTTGTCTTTGCTTTCGGGCCCCAATCCTCCACCGTCATACGATAGGCCGTCATCTGGCAAGCGCGGAAGTTGGTCGGCTGGTATATACGGCCAACCCAACCGCAGAGCCTTGTCCATCGCCAGCCGGATATCCTCTGTGGTCTTGCCCTTCCAAACTTGCTTTATCTGTCCTATCGTGCGGTTGTCCCGGTGCATAAACACATACACCTCAAATGTACTGGCTCCTTCCATTGCAGCGGGCAGTTTCAATTCTCGATCCTGTGGTATGATTGCCGTCATGCTGCATACCCTCCGGCGGGGAAATAGGTTGTAAGTTCGGAATGGTCGATGCGGAACATGTCGAGAATGGCGTAACAATAAGGTAGCGGCCATGGCCTATTGTCGTTCATCAGGTCGCCAAGATAATAGCGTGAGCAGCCCAGTTTCCGGGCTATGTCGGCCTGTGTGTAGTCGTATTCTTTCAGGAGGCCCCGCAGCTTGCCGTAGGGTTTTTGCCTGGGCGCATCGGTTTGTGATATGTATATTTTTTGCATTGTCTCATCCTCCTGCGATGATATTTCCCATTGCCACAGCCCTCCGGCAGGCGGGCCAGTTTCCCGGCCTTTGCCTGCCTAACAAACAAGAAAGGAGGTAACAATGCAGGCATTCCGCCCGCCGGAAAGCTGTGGTATAATTCCCTTGTGGGGGTGATAACAAATGTTAGATAAACAAAGCAAAATGGTTCTTGACAGCATAATCGCGAACGAATCGCAATACGAGCGTTATTTCCTTCAGAAGGACAAGCCGCTTGACATTTCTGATGATGAAATGGAACGCATTCTATGCGGCCTTACTGCCGGTGGTTACGTTACCCTCGACGAGATAAACGGCTGTATCTATGGCGCTCATCTCACGCAGAAGGGTTTCTGTTACAAAGAGTACCAGCGCCTTGAGCGGGCTGATCGTTGGAAAGAGCGGGCTTACGGGTTTATCTCTGGTGCTGTCATCGCCTCCATCCCGTGGCTGCTTGGCTTAATACGGCTTCCCAAATAGCAGGAAGAGGATAATCATAACTACCACGATGCCAACGATCTGGCCTTGGTAAAAGTACTTCATACTGTCCTCCTTTGGGTGTTTTCTCGGGGCCTCGACTTGCGTTTACGCAGATTCATCAGCAAAAAAAATTCTATCCACATCGTCGCGCTCAAGCGCCAAAATGCGAACAATGGCATATATTTCCTTCCGTGTGAAATCGCTTATGCCGGTCACTTTTCGCGACAGCGTAGCTTCCGAAATCCCAATTTTAGCCGCTATTTGCGTCAGGGTGAATCCCTTTTCAATGACCTTTGCTCTAAACAATCTTTTGTTGAACATCGGGTTCCCTCCCTTCTTGCGTTTTCGTAAGTTAATTCTACCCCTTTCGTTTTGTCCTGTCAATACGTTTACGCAATTTTATATGTTATTTTTTCTTTTCAGCCTTGCATAAAAGTAAAGTGCATGATATTATTGTTTTGAACAAGGGGGACTGTCATGGATATTGCAAATATTATAAAAAATAGGAGAATCGATTTAGGGCTTACGCAAGTAGAAGTTGCACGCGCCGTTGGTGTCTCGGAGGCCACGGTTTCACGATGGGAAGCCGGGGAGATTGAGAATATGCGCAGGGATCGTATTTTTAACCTTGCTCGTGTTTTGCAGTTAAAGCCTTCAGTACTTATAACAGGAGAGTATTATGACGAACACGAAGACAGCGAAAAGGCCGAGAAAGATGCCTTGGTTGATTACATTCTGAATGGTATCAAACAATTATCTCCTGAGAACAAAACTCGGCTTCTTGACTATCTAAAGCTGCTTCTACAAAGTCAGCAATAAGACGTAATTGTTCTAAAGACATTCCAGATAACGTATCGCGGGTGATTTCCATTTGTTCTTACCTCCAAACACTTGTTCTGTTTTGATGATAACACGTTAGATTCAAAAAGAAAGGGGGAATTTGTATGAGAGTACCATAAGAGGGACTGCGCTCAACGATGTTGCACAAATCGTGCCTCGGATTCGCCTTTAACCGGCAGAGGGAGCGGGAGCCGCTCACCTCCGCCTAAGACGGTGGAGAAGCATCTTGTGAACCGTCCTGAATAAAGCATAGCATTTCTGCCGCTCTAATCAATACTCATAAAATAGCATTCGCTAACATTCTTGTTTTTTCGCCGCACATAAATGAAGAAGGTGATACCCATTGATGTTGTACGAGAGTTTACGCGCCATGAAGGGCAATATGACGGCGCAGCAGATAGCGGACAAAAGCGGTGTACCCGTTGCCACGGTAAACCGTGTGCTTCAGGGCTTGACAGAAAATCCGGGGTTCGATACGGTCTGCAAGATAGTAAAGGCCATGGGCGGGAGCCTGAACGATCTGGACGAGGACGGCGCAGGAGAGACGGAAGGATTGACGCAGTTATATGAGAGAGGGTTAGAGTACAGGGAACGGAAGATAAAGAAGCTGGAACGCACGATAATGATAATAGCGGTATTTACTTTTATTGTTATGGCGGCGGTCATAGTAATGCTGGTATATGATATGACGCATCTTAGCATTGGATGGATACAGACCGCGAGTAATGCGGTGGCAATGATATAGGGAGGGGAACAATGAGTAAGTGTGCACACTGCGGGACGGAGGATCGTCTTGTATACGAGGGGCTATGCCCGGATTGTACCAAGAAGTTAGACGGACTGTTCGAGTATTCTGACTATATTGTGGTAGTAATGGGTTTTGCGTATGTGGCCTTCAAGGTTTTGTTGTTTAGGTCTTTTGATGGTCCGATGAGTTTTCCGAATGCCCTGTTAGAGGTTGCCGGGATTGTCTTCGCTACGTTTATACTATACATTATCGCGGCAATAGTAACAAAATTTACTTGTGTTAAAAGTAAGCGCTATCGTATAATTTGGGCCGTAAGCTTATGGGTTTTCTTAGCCTTCTTAACTTGGGGGCTGAGTAACGAAACGCAACCAGCGGTGACGCGCGATGACTATAATCAATTACAAGACGATTATGAGTCTCTTTATCATGATAACACCGACGTTTCGAACCGATATGACGATTTGATATATGATCTGCAATGCCTTTCCGATAGCATACGCAATGAAGATTACTATGGATACGATGAGATAGCCGATGAGCTCGACGAAATAGTATATACCCATGAATAAATAAAGGAGCCGCGGTGCGGGAACACCAACGGCTCCGGGTGCAAAATAAGTCCTGTCAGGGGCTACTTTTTGCATCCTCTATTTTAACATAAATGACCATAGAGTTAAAGGAGGATTTTGGAAATGGCAAGGAAATTGAGAGAAAACGAGGCAATATTCTATCCGAACCGGGGCAAGGCCGGGCAGTGGATAATAAAGGTGCAGAGGGACGGCACCCAAAAACAGTTTACGTCATGCAAGCCGGGCAGGAAGGGCAAGCTGGAAGCCGAACGCAAGGCGGACGAGTGGCTGGAAAAGGGACTGACCGGCAAAGACCCGAGAGTTGCCGCCGCCTATGCCGAGTTTGTGGAAAGCAAGCGCAAAGAGGGCAAGTCCAGCGCATGGCCCACCAAACTGGAAAGCATGGGCCGTATCCACATACTGCCATACATTGAGCACAAAAAGGTCTCTGCTCTCGTGCAGAACGATTGGAAGGACATAATGGATAGGGCCGCAAAAAAGAAGTTCCGTGGCAAGCCGTTGTCCAAAAAAACACTTGAGGATATACGGGGCGCAATAACAGGGTTTGCTACCTACTGCGACGATGCGGGCTACCAGATAAGGCCAATCAAGCACCTTACCATAGACCCAGATGCGCCGGTTGGAGAGCGCACCATATTGCAGCCTGACGGTATCAAGGTGTTATTCGCCGAAGATACGATAGTAAATCGCGGACGCAAGGTTTTTTGCTGGTATATCAACCTCTGGCGGCTGCTGCTGGTTACCGGTTTGCGTCGCGGCGAAGCGTGTGGTCTCCAGCGTGACGACAGAGATGGCGACCGGCTGCACATACGGCGGTCAATCAACGGATTCGACGAGATAACACGCGGCAAAACAGACATGGCAAAACGTACTGTCTATATCACGCCCACCATCACAAAGGTTCTGAACGACCAAGCGGCTTTACTTCGTGCCGCCGGTATTGTTTCGCCGTGGCTGTTCCCGGACGGCGACGGTCATATGTCCAGCCCCAATAATGTGTATAACTCGTGGGACACATACCGCAGACAGCACGGTATAAAACCCACGCTGCACGAGCTGCGGCATACATACGTCAGTCTGATGCAGGACGTAATCCCTGAGACCGCCCTAAAACGTATGGTAGGCCATACCGAGAAAATGGATACCTTCGGCACCTACGGCCACGAGGTTGACGGTGTAACCGAGAAAGCCGCCCAGCTTGCAGAAGGAGTGCTGAAGGATTTAATTTAAGCAGCTTTTGCAATATGATTTGTGTAAACCACGGTTAGCAATACAAAACCCCAGAAAACAAAAAAGTTGCAAAACGAGTTGCAACGGAAAAAGCAAACGCCCGAATCATCAGTGATTCAGGCGTTTTTCGTGGTGCGAATGGCGGGATTTGAACCCATGTAGCGGGGTATCTGGCAACCTCTCCATGCCGTCCGGCGTAGGCATTTAGCCGATTTTGAGGCCGTATAACAACGCTGTATATGCACCCGGCCGCATTGCAAAGTTGCAAAAAAGTTGCGCACAATAAGGGGCCGTATCGACGGCCCATTGCTATTATATCAGTATCCCCAACCTTTCGGCCAGCAGCTCCCGCCGCTCGTTGTGCCCCTCGTCCCACGTCCATGTAATAACCTGATAACGCATATTGTACCTCCTTAAAATCATACGGCGGGGGCGGCTTTACGCCGCCACAACCGTTATATCCCTGTAAAAGTTTGTGTCGAAATAATCGACCATTCCATTACTATCATCGTGATGATAAGTATCAAGAACGGCGTTTATCTTGTGCAGCTTTGCTTTAAATTCTATAGTGTACTCCTTGTAACTGTCGATATGATAATGGTTAATATCTATATCGTGGCCGATGCTGTAATCATACTCGCGGGCGGCATGGCTGCGGAGCGTGCGCTGCTGCTCGTCTGCGTCTAATGCGAACCATTTGTCACGGTGTATCTGTTCGCCGTCCTCGGTATAAAGCCAGTAACCTATATCATTACAGCTATAATTATTAATATATTCATCACGACCGACGAAGTCAGCGGCCGCGGCCGTGACCTTAATTCTCACTTCTTGCCCACCGGAGAACGTTTTGCAGCTTACGGAAACGCCCTTAACGCCCTGGGCCTTCAGCTCCTCCCGGATCGCCTTTGACAGCTCGGCCCCGTGCAGGTATTTGTCGGACTTGTTGCCGTCCCAGCGGGTAGCCCCTAAATATCCCTCGGAGATCGTGCCGCCCAGCTCGTTATCATGCTCCCCGATGGCCGCTAATATGTCATTTTGAGTGGCGAATCCGTACCAGCAACCCTTTTTGTGGTTCCAGCGCATTTTCAGACCGCGCAGAGCGGTTAAAACCTCGGCGGCGGGTTTGCTTTCAAAATAGATTTCATTGCTGTTATATTGTGCGTTCTTCTCGATTCTGTAGCTTGCCATGTTATAATCTCCTTCCGGCACTGTTGCGGTGCTGTTTGTTGTGCTTATGATACATCACTGTTGCGGTGCTGTCAATAGGTTTCGGATAAATTTTTCCGTTGCACTGTTGCGGTGAGTATGCTACAATAGCAAAAAAGCAAGGCAGGAGTTGGACAAAATGACTGTGAGCGAGGCAAAAAAAAATAGTAATAGGCGATGGGACGAGAAGAACATAAAGCGCATATCCCTGTGTGTTAAAAAGGACTATGCCGCCACGATCGAAAGGCGCGCCGCGGAGCTGGGCAAACCCGTCAACAGGTATATTGTGGATTTGATCCGGCAGGACATAGACGCAAACTCCGGGAAATAATCCGATATTTCCCGATTCGCGCAACTCACACATTAAAATCTGTGGTATAATAGCTACCGTGAAAAGCCGTAAGGGTAAGACCTGCGGCTATTTTTTATGCCCAGCAACCAGTGAGGAGGTGAGACAATGGGTAGACGGAGATGTATACAGGACAGCCCAAAAGAGCTTGCCCAGAGGATAGATGCATATTTCGATCAGTGCGACGAGACCAGGGAGACCCTGCACCTCAAAAGTGGTGATGTCAGGATACGCCAGGTGTTACCCTCCATGGTTGGTTTGGCTGTATATCTCGGCATAGGCAAGGCCAGTCTGTATGAGTACCTCGATGGTAAGTATGACGAGCCTATAGATAGCAACAACATAGATACTGATATGGGGTGTGGCCAAGGATATACAGAGAAATACTCAGACGTCCTCGCGCGGGCCAGAGACCGCATCGAGCTGGAGACCCTCAACGCCGCCAGCAATGGCGATACCGACAGCCGCATAACTCTCGCCAGATTGGCTAAGTTTGGCTACTCTACCAAGGTTGAGACAGAGAGCAAGGCGGAGCTGACAGTCAAATGGGAGGGCGTGGACA